GTCGTCGTGGTCGTCGGCGCGACGAACTGCACCTCGAACTCCATGTGAGGGATTCGGTTACCCATATCTTGTAGAGGCATCGACTCAAACACGGTGTAGACCAACCCCTTGAACGCCGGGGTCAAACCAACCCCCACGTCTGCCTCTATCAGCGGATCAACGGACTGTGTGGCAGATCCCACGTACGTCCGAATCGACATATTCTTGTACTTCCGGGTGATTACGCTCGCCCCGGTGATATCGAAGATGATCTTCTTGTCCGCCCAGATCCGGGTGACCGCAATCGCCGGGCCTTCGGCCATCGCTACCGCGAAGTTCCCGAAGTAGACGTACGTGACCTGCTTCCCGCCGCCCTTGCCGCCGACCGAGACTTTCCGCCTGTTCTGTTCTATCTCCGTTGCCCAAATGATGTTCCCGGCCACCCGCACACGACCATACCCGATCGGGATGACCCTACCATAGGTAGATGTCTGGACCAACGTGTCGCCAATTTTCGGACCTTCCTGAGGGCCGGGCGCCGAGAATGCAATATAGGCCGTAGCCGCCAACGACAATATCGTCAGAATCGTCGGCCCATAGGCAATCAAAAACGCCCCAATAACAGGTCCAGCGGCTCCCATCTATTCCTCTCTGATCAAACCAGGATACTCGAACAAGGCCACGGTATTGTCCCACCACCCCGCGTAATGGGTTTCAATCACGCCATCCTTCTCCACGCCAAACTGCGTACCGACCGCGTTGTACGAGTGTATCATGCCCAGCTCCCCGCTCGGCAGTCTCGACAGTATACCAAGATGGGACGGCCATTTGTAGGCGTTCGTCGGCTTCATCACTACAACGTCCCCGAGCCGCCTGTCGTCAAACTCAGGCCCGGTCTTCTTCCTCATCCAGCCGGACATCGTCCGCACCATCAAATTGAGCGTCGGCAGGCGGTCATACCCGAAGGCGTCGGCCTCCACTGGGAAGACGCCAATGCCCTGTCCCACGCAGGCCACCAGCCCTCCACAATCCACTCCCGAGCGATTGCGGCCCTGGTGCCTCCAGATCACGCCTACCCAGCTGCGGGCACACTCCACTATCTGATCCCGTGTCACGCTTACGTTGCTCATGGCGCGTCCGGCACTTTGAGTAGGAAATCTTCTCCCGGCACGTTCGGTTCTCCTTGGAAGTTGACTGAGTTCGCAAATTTCGTGTTGCACGTCCCGATCTTCTTGTCGCACCCAGGCAGGATCGTGAACTTATCGCCTACCGCTATTGTGTCGCGCATCGTCAGGAAGAGTTTCACCGCCTTGGTCCCGTCATCGTAGGATTTCACCTCCATCGACTGACCGTTGTTAGCACCCGAGGTCCACAACAAGTGACCCTCTTGGAAGTAGTCCGCCGGGGAAGCTGTCAGTGCGTCCTGCTGCGCAAGCAAAATCACCTCCAGATCGCTGAACGATGGTGTGTCAGATCCAGACGAAGTCACCGCAACCTTGATCGTTAGCCTCAGCCCAGCTAGTGGATCGCTGGCGGACAGTCCTGGGATGGCCCCACCGTTACTGACGGTCGTAAAGTTCTCCCCGTCCAACGCGGCTGACAAGGTTATGGCCGAAGCTCCCGGTGTTACCTCCGTCCAGCTAATCGTGCTGCTGCCATAGGTCGTCCCGTTTAGATCGTCGAGCGCGAAGCTCTTGTACCGGAATCCCCCAAGCGCGGGATAGGTGGTGATCGCATCGAAGTCGCCAACGCACCACCGCACCATGTCGCGGAACATCTGTGCCTGATTCCGACTCCACCGTGTCCACGTCATCCCGTCGATCCGCGCGCCACGCGTGGGGAACGTGCCGGTGTCAGCCCCAACCCGGGCATCACCCGCCTCATAAACGCACGCTGCACTTTCACGGGTGTCCCCCCAAAAGGAGTTTTTCAAGCGGACAATCTTTGTACCAGCAACCTGAGCATCTCCAGGCGGTACTACCGCAATACCGTTGGTGGCGCCTCCAATCCTGTCATCACCAGACACAAATGACTCGCCGCCAAACGTACCCTGGAAATTTGGCTGTAGGAAACCGGCCCCAAGAATGTTCGCGTTGGCAAGAAGTTCCATCGAGACTTCGTGGCTAGCGTACTGGGCCACCGGAACTACAACCCCATAGCCTTCCGGGTCTACTCCACCCGCATAACGATTCCGGTAGTTGCGTGCGTTGACTCCGAGGATGCACTGGGCGAAGTCGTCCCCCGTCACGAAGTTATCGTCATTAACCGGCAACCCCCCGTTGTGGTCCGCGGCCCAGAGGATCGAGATGCCATCCACGCTCATGTAGTTATCGTAGAACCCGGCCAGGGCAACCTCATCCACGCCAGCGCCGATGGCGTAGTTGATGATGACGTCGTGGGCACTCAAATTCGACGCGTCCACCGTCGAGTCCAAAATCGTGGTGAACGTATGGCCTAGGTCTTCCACAATATCGCGGATATAGTCAATGACGAAAAACGTGGGGCCCAGGGTTACGAGTACGACCGACGCCATTAGAACCTCCCTTCCCCACACGTACAGCTCTGGCAATGCTTCACTTCACTAACTCTGGCTCCGGTCGGCTGGCTTTGTTCGTAAGACGGCATATCTAAAATCTTCCCGGGTCCATCGTACGAGGTCCGCCCGCGCAGGTGAAGTTGCACGCCACCGCTGATTCAACCACCACGTCGTCCCCGGACTCCAGTGTCAACACTGTGGCTGTCATCGACCGCACCCGGTAGGTGAAGTTGTTGCTCGCCGTGCCGGTGAAAGCAATCTCATCCTCGGGGCGCACACCGTCGTCTATCCAGCTCCCAGCCGCTCGGGTGATCGTATCTGGGTTCGAGTCAACGAACGCCGCTGTCACAGCGGTCGAGGCGACCACGTTCATCACCTCCCGGTCATTGAAATCGAAAGGCGACGGCCAGTTGATGACATTGCCCCATGCGGCGTCGGCCCTGGGCGTGTAACCGCCACCAACGATGTTGCCAAGGTCACTGATTCCAGCCGCATCGACGTTCCCGAAGTTTGCAACCGACACTCTGTCAGCCTCCGCACTATTGGCTCGTCCTACGATGGCTCCGACGTCATCACCAATGGCCCCACTGATAGCCGCAGCAGTCCACGTCTCGCGCATCACTGTGCCCGGGTACACCCACCCAACGAGCCCACCGGCAAAGTTACCGTCAGTAGTCACCGTCCCGCCGATCGCCCAGCAGGTCTCGATGTGCCCCCCGCCAGCTAGCGGGTAGTCGCTGGCTACGTCACCTAGCAAGATCCCGCACAAAGCGCCGGCCCACTCCGTGGCTGAGCTGGACCTCACGTCGAAACCCTCAACCCCGACACGCCGGATCATGCCTCCACACGCGCCGAAGAGTCCAGCCGGGTCAGTCCCGCTGGTGTCCACAGTCAAGTTGCGAATCACAAACCCTCGCCCGTCAAACGTACCCATGAACGGGCGTGTCTCATCCCCGAGAGGCGTCCAGGCCGTACTCGTCAAATCAATGTCCGCAGTCAAGACGTAATGCGCGAACAAGTCGTCAGAGATCGCCTCCAACTGCGCCCTGTTTGCGATCGTGATCGGACGCATCGGCGAACCCTGAAGCGCAGCCGTGCCCAAGATCCCCGTGACTATTCCGTCCGCATCCTCCCTCACCTGGGTGACGTCTCCGAACTCACCCTGGTATGTCGGGGTCACCTTGAGTGTGGAGAACTCGTTGACAACGAACTCCCGGTCGCTGATGTCCGTGACCACCTCTCCGAACTCCTCGAACGCAGCAGACGCTAATCCACAACCTGTGACCCGCCCAGAGATCGGATCCGTCAACGGGCTGAACAGGTTGGCCCGGCAATCAGGCGAGTAGACTTTCCCGCGCCTCCGCTCCAACGCTTGCATTTTGCCGCGCATCTCAGCCTTGTAGGCTCCGTCGCGAACCTGCACCTCACCCAGTGAACCGAACCGGTGCTGAATCTTCCCGAAGCCGTCCGGGTCTTGCCAGTTGACGCTGAACACCTCGATCTCCGCGAAGTCGTAGAACCCGGCCCGCAGATCAGCGGAGGTGATGTCCCCGCCTAGGATCCCCACGATGTCCAGATTGTCCACGCTCATGTCACCCTTGGACTCAATCGCTGTCCGAGCGAGTCCAGAGGCCGCCTCGTAAGTGTCCCCACCGAACACTACGTCCGCGTCATGATCAGTGACGAAGCGCTCGACCCCGTCTGTCCGCGTGACGTGCCAGCACGTCGCGAGGGTCATTACCTCACTTCCGATCATGGTCGTCATCTCTGCGCTAATTGTCTTTGCCATCAGATTCTCAGTTCGATCAACTCGATGTCGAGGACGTCACCCACGTTGAAATGCGAGAGCTGCTGAGTCCAATCGTCCTTCTCGAACCTCACCGGCACGTTGAACACGAAGTCGGCCTCCACCAGCTCGCCGCTCGCAGGCGCCGTGTTGGCCGTGACAATACCTCGCCGCCCGCTGGCGCCGTGTTGGCCGTGACTACCCCGGTGTCCAGATCAACCGTGTAGGTATCCGGTCCGGACGGGGCCTCTGCCCAGATCGTCCCGTCCACCGTGACCCGAATCGTCACCAGTTTCTTGATCTCCCGGATGTACAGCGGCACGTCCTTGTCCTGCGAGAACACCCGGACATTCAGCCTGGGGGTCAGCTCATCCGTCAGCGTTCCGTCAACCGTCAAATCCAGTGCGTCCACCGCGGTGATCTTCCCGATAGAACCGTCGTTCAAGTTCGAGAGCGTCCCCGAGACATAGACGAAATCGCCGACCACAAAGCCGTCCGTGAGCCAGCTGCCCACCGTGCGGGTTACAACGCCGGTCGAGTTCGTGAACGTGATCGAGTCAACGCCCAGGAAATCACCCACGATCGGCTCCACTGTGTAGAGCTTCTGAGTTTGGAACGTCACCTGCGCCCCGTCCCCGACCCCGATCGCCTTGCTCCCGATATTCATCATCGGATGCGACGTCATGAGGGCCGCCGCGGCCAGCGCCGGATAGACGAGACCCTGATTCGCGTCCATGTCGCTCGAACAGTCATTCCAATCCACGAAACGGAATCCAATCGCCATGCCCCGCACGGAGAAGAAAAAATCGACCAGCGTCTCCAACTCCACCCGATCCTTGATCTCATGCGACGCCTGATAGCGGTGCCGCGCAAACTCCCAATTCAGCTGGCGCTGTTCGTGGCCGCCCGTCGTCGCCGAGATCTGAGTGAAGAACACAGGGCCGCCCGAGAATCCGAAGTTGATTTTATTCGGGAACTCCTTCTCAATAAACGGCGGGATTTTTATCGACGGCATTTAGGACTCCTACTGTGTCCGGCGGCGAGCAATGGCGACTGCGCTTCCGAGTCGAGCGAGCATCTGTGAGCGCGACTGCTTGAACGACTCCGCGTCGTTCGTCTGGATATTGAACGTGATGTTAGTAGTCCCGCCGTCCGGCCCACCTTCAATG